ACTACTAGGGACATAGGGGGCTAGGCGACCTTGTAGTAGTTCGTGCCGTCGCTCACGTAGGTGCCCCACACGTTCTGCGTTCCGATGGTCGTAGTGCCGGTGACCGTTCCTGACGGGGTGGCAATCGAGACATTGCCAACAGCGGCATCTACTTTGCCGACACGCACCGTCTTCTTGAACGCAGGTACCGGAAGGGTGATTGTGATTCCGGTAGTTCCCGATGTGGCCGCTATGGCTCCGTCCAAGATACCCATTGCGTAGCTTGATGCTTTCGCTAGGAACTGTCCCGCTTCGCCGTAGGTGTCGTCTTTGATGTTGGTGACCGTGCCGGTGACGTTGGTGTTTGGCGTCGAGTTGCGATACACGGTGCCGGTGATCTTGATGTTGTCAACGGCACCAGCCGCTTGATTGATGCGGAACACCGTTCCCGCTGATGTATCGACAATGTGCCCGTTGATCGAGACCGCTTGGGAGTCCACGACATTGACGTTGCCGCTGTAGAAGGAGAAGGGCGCCCTGCTAGCCAGACTGGTTACGTTGCCGCTGAGGTTCACACCCCATGAGTTATGCACCGTGATCGGGGGGCCGTCACAGCCAGTAATGGTCGTTCCGTTGATCGTTGGATCATTCGCGTCGAACTCGTTGTCAGTAATCTTGACCGAATGTGAGTTATAAACCCGCAGACCCATGACCGGAGTGGGTGTGACGTAGTTTCCCCTGAACCATGAGCGCTGGAACCCGTTGAAGTCGACCAGGAAGGTGACTGTTCCGGTCCCTGGGAAGTAGGACGCTCCGATGAAGCTGTCTTCAAACGTGCCGTCTGATCCGTAGAACGTCAGCATCGAGTACGTCGGATTGTAGAAGCAGTTGTTGAAGTAACACTGGGAGATGAAGGGTCGCAGCCACTGACTAGCCCATACCGGTTGGAAGTAGTTGAAGCCACATTCCTTGATGACCCAGTCATTCAAGTTGTTGGTGTTGTTCGGCGTGAGGAAGGACGTTCCACCGCCGAACTGAATAGTCACCCCGGTAGCGGTTGCGGTTGCCGCTTGACTCAGTGTGACCGTCGTTGCATTGACAAACGTCAGCGTTGTACCGCCAGGGATACCAGCACCCTTGATTGCTTTACCCGTCATGGCAGACGTGAAGGCCGCCGTAGCTGACGTCAGCGTGGTGGAGGCGCTTGTTGTTACCGCATCGGCTACCGCTGTGCCATTGCCGTTGAAGCAGATGCCCTGAATCAATACGTCATTGACATCGGCGGCATAGGTGAAGATGTTCGTGGTCGTGTTGTAGATGATGCAACGACGGCCGAACTCTTTTTCGCCACCGGCTGGCCCGATCCACGCCATTCCATTGTACGGAGTCACGGCAGCGGTGAGCTTGTAGCGACCAGTCGGCCAGTAGATCGGCCGTATCTTGCCGTATGGGCCAGCTTGGGCCTTGACGATGGCTGCTGCAAGAATGGCGTCACAAGCAGTGTTGCCGCTTGGGTCTGCGCCTTCTGCGATCATGTTGATCGGCAGCGATGTGAGTGCCGCCTTCGCATCTAACGCTGTCTGTGTAGCTGTACTTACTGGCTTAGCAACATCTGACGTGTTATCGACACTGCCCAGTCCGACGTCAGCCTTGACCAGCGACAGCGCTGTCTTTAGCTGCGCGTAGGTCTTTCTGATCCACCCTGTGCCATCTGTCGCCATTGCTCCCGCTGTGGCGCTATCAAGTGCTGCGATGGCGGTGAGGTCAGTATCGCTGGGTTGTTTGCCTGCCACCGTTGTCGTGAGGGTTGCCAGTTCAGCGCCACTCGCTACCATCCCTGCTCCAGTACCTATTACTGGGGACACGGCTTCATAAAGCCCAGAGCCGGTGTTGAGAGCCCGCAGTAGAGGCCCGTCAGTGGCTGTGGGGTTTAGCCAGTAAGGAGAACCATCAGTAGGTTGTGTGGTGGATTTGGTAATGCCCGACGATGTATCGCCGTCGCCAACCTCAAATGACACCGATGGGTTAGTGCCTACCTTTATCCAATACTCGCCTTCGGCCAGGTAGTAACTCGCCATGCCATTGGCGTCGGTCGTCAGTGCGCCAGCCAATGTCCCGGTCTTGTTCGAATAGACGGTGGCCGCTGTCGTTCCGTTGGCTGCGAACAAACTGAATGGTTGGCTCTTCAGGAGCCGCGCGTTTGTATCCAGCAGGGGCGCTACCCAATGCACGATCGCCATTAATACGCACTACCGGTCATCAGCCGATTCCGATTACCGAGTACGCCGAGGTTCCGGCGCTAATGAGACTTACCGCATCTGGGGTCAGGAACGACGGTACGGTCACCGATTGTCCCGCTCCCACTACATAGGTGTTGTCACCTGCATCGGTGGCCGCCGTGCCGTTAACCGTGAAATAGATGAAGCCGGTTGTTCCCCGATGCTTTACCTCGACGGTCTTATGGTTTCCGCTGAGCGTCACGGTATCTACCGTTGCTGCGACCATCGTCGCCACATGCTTTGCACTTACGGCGGTGTATATCGCCACTTACATCAATTCCTTTTGAAATGACGGAGGCGGCACAGGACTTTCTCCCATGCCGCCTCACGCCTCGCCATCCTTGGCCGTCCGCCCCCATCCGTGGGGGCAATCTCACCTGTCGTCGCTCTACCCGCGAGCGCAACTAGGGAGAGCATGTGTGTGCCTAGCCGAGCTTCTGTAGAGCTGCCTGTGTAACTAGGTCGCCCTCTTGGACAAGGATCTGTCCCCGCTCTGGCTGTGACTCTGTGACCTCGCCCGTAAGGCGGTCGAGGTACACCGTCTTGTGTGCTGGCTTACCAAGCTCGAAGGCGTGGGCTGCCTTGCGTGCCAGCTTTGCTGCATCACGCTCGGCTTTATCCACGTACTTACGGGCCTCGGGTCCGGCATCCTCAACCGTTCCCGCCACCTGATCGTTGATGCCGACATCGCTGTATTCGGCGTTCCCGACCTTGGCTGCCTTGGTGTCTTTAGTCATGTTCTATCTCCGATTCGTTTAGACGGTGCCGTTGAAGGCTTATACGGACCCATTGAACGTAATTTTCGCAAAGGCGCTGGGACGATTGACTCCAAAGCCAAGCCGAATCTCGGCCAAGAAGGTGAGGATGTTGAAACGGAACTTGTCCGCATCCGAGTCCGTGACGTACAACGATGCCTGACGACGGTCATACAGCGTGGCTCCCAAACGGAAGTCACCGATCAATGCGGTACCGGCGGCGATGGCGTTGGTAGCCACAACCGTCATTCCCCAAATCTGCGGCGACAGAGCGTTCTGTGGGTTCTGCGTAACTCGCCATGCTCCCTGAGCATCAACGCTCAGTTCGATGGCTTCCCAGTTGAGAGGGTTCAGCACTGCAACGGTTGCGTCGAACTCGTCCTGCTGCACAAGGGTCTTGGCCTTGCGCAATGAGATGACCTGCGCTTCGGCTGCGATCGGTGCGTAGACGTTGATGCCGGTTGTGTTCAACACACCGCGCATCGTTCCCAGTAGGCCGGTCCCATTAAGGAGCTGGGCATCCACCCGGTATGCGAGGCCGTAGAACAGACGCTCCCGGGCAAGACCCTGAAGCTGTGCGTAGTCCTCAAGGGCTTGGCGGGTGATGTCCATCCAATGCGCAACCGTCTTGATGGTTTCGCTGACGACTTCCCACGTGTAGGTGGACTCTGGCTTGATGGTGCCTTCGGCAACCTCAGCAGCAGCACCCTGCGGTGTGGCGCTGTTGTCCCGCACGTACTCGATGGCATTGCCGGTAACGGGGATTGTCGTCACCATGTCAGCCAACAAGAACGGACGGGGCTGTAGGACGCTGACCGTGCCGGGGAGGCGCTGGTTGGTTCCCAATGGCGCTGATGTGGTTGTCGAGATAAGTGCTCGGGCTTCTACGCCTTCGAGCTGAATACCACCACGGCCACCACGACCTACGCGGTGCTCGCGGTAGTCGGCCAGGTCGCGGGACTCCACGAACCTCTCGGCTACGGAGCGTGTGTCAAGTACCTCTGGCTCTGCGTCGGGCAGCGCTGGTGTGGTGCGGGCGAATGATGTTGCGCTAAGGCGTGCTCGGGCCTCGTCGGCCTTCTTCACCTTGGCTTCGTATGCCTCGATCTCGCTGCGTACTTCATCAGACTCGGTTACGAGTGCGTCGATGTTGTCGCCTTCGATTGGGTTGTCAAGACGCTGAAGAATCTCGGCGGCTCGTGCCTCTAGGGCTTCTCTGTCCATCCTTGGACTTCCTTTTGTGTGTGGAAACGAGAGCGTGCGCTTAGCGCCGCTCGTCTAAGCGGTCATCGTTTCCACTCACTACGCCTGAGTGAATAGGCGGTACTGCATATCAACAACAGTCGGGTGCTGACTCCCGGTACTTATCTAACGCATACCGCGCGAGAGTGCGCAACAACAGGCACTATCGCGATAGCGTTACGCCATGACCGCAGGCGTTCTCGTTCACGATGCGACTGGCGACGCGTGGTATCGGCGCCGCTTTGGTCGATGGTGTACCGCCACAACAGAGGTAGCTCGGAATCAGCCGGACGTACTACGACAACTGATCGCCATGGATACCGCAATCGAGATAGCCGGTTTTCGTCGTGCGCATGAGGCCACCGATGAGTTTCACATGTCCGACTTCCGCCACATGCCCTTGCAACCAAACTTGGTTGACGTGATGGCGGAAACGTGGGTTTGGCTAACCAAGCGCCAAGAATGGGAACTGCGCATCAAGGACACCGAGTCTTGGCTCGCTACATATCGCTCAGAACTTGCTGATGGCGTGGATGAGGACGGCGACCCCATCGACGCAGAGTATGTGCAGACCCGCATTGACGCTGGTGCAGCGGCGTTGGCGCAGCTACGGGCCGACCTTGCGGCGATGACTGACGCTTAGGGCCGAGTCTGTCTAGGTCGTCTTACGCCTACGCGCCGGCTTCTTCGGTTCCGGTTCCGGCTCAGCCGGAGGGAATCCACTGGCGGCGCGTACGGCCTCACCGTTCATCTCATGGCCTTGCTTGCACGTATAGGTCAGCTCACCAATACGGGGAATGTTCTCGGGGATGTCCTCGGAACACTGCGGGCAATTAGCCATTTGCTTTCACTCCGATTAGCCGGAGCTTCGCTGCTGCAACCTTGCGTTTGCGTTCGGTGATCTCGTTTACGCCCAATTCCTCGCGCTCTACTGGCTGTAGGCGCTCGGGGGTCTGTAGCGGTTGATCTACGGGCAATGGCTCGGCCACTGTCGGTTCGCCAATGGTCGGCTCGGTTACTACCGGTGCCTCTACCGCTGGGGTTACCTCTACCACTGGCAGTGCTTCGCCTGGGTTCGCTACGGTCATCGGCCGCTCGATGTCGCTGACTACACCTTGGGGTATTAGCTCCACCGGGTCTTCGCCTGTTCGCTCATCCATGCGTGCCATGATCCTCGCTGCGGTGCGTACCGCTGTTAGTTCCGCTCCGGGTTGTGATGCAAACCCCAGGGTGATTGCCGATACTTCCTTTAGCTCCGCTGCGGTGATTAGGTTCTCGTCCTCGGCATCCACACTGCGTCGCAAAAACCCCACCGATAGTTCGGGCGCACTACCTGATCGAGCACGTCGCCTAGCTCGTTCACCTTCTACCGTGTCGTCGTAACGGCCCTCGATGAATAGCCCATGGTCGTCCTCGCGTGCCGTGAATACACCAATCGGCTCGTCCGGTGAATGCATCCACAACATAACTCGACGACCCTCTAGGCCCCCGCTAACCCACGCGCCGGGCGCGAACCTTGTGCCGTAGCTATCTAAAATTCCGTGGATATTGGCGTATCCCGCAAACGTGCCGTCCTCATCATCGGCCAACCGGGTTTCCAACTGGCCGATACTGACGTGTCGGTACTCCATGTTCTCGATCATGTTCCTTTGCCTTCCATGGCTTGTGGCTGCGGCTCATTAGGCAATAGCGCGGCGTCCTGGTCCCGCACCATCTGCTCTTGCCACGGCAACGACTCGTGTGTGATTGGTTCTATATGTCTATCTGGCATTACATGCCCTCCTTGGCTTGAACCAGTTTCATATCGCCATCTACGAACTCACGTACCCACGCTTCGGCCTCTAGCCGGCCAGCAGGTCCATTCCTGCGTTCGTCAACTACTACGCCATCAAGGGTTAGCTGATGCACGTTCCGCTTGGCGTCGTGCTTGACCTCTACCGATAGCCGGGTTGTATCCCCCTCGCCCTCTTGCTTCGATGCAGCCTCGGGTTCAATCGGTGTGGTGTCGTCTATCCATATCCATCTCACCACACCATCGGGGTATTCGTTCGGGTCGCGTCGATACATGAACGCTTCGCCGATTCCGTTCTTTAGGACAATGAACTGTTGATTGCGTGCTGCGGGTGTATCGGCTGCGTCCAGCGCTGCGCCGTGGGACGGACCGCCTATGCATATCCCCCGTTGGTTAGCCATTACTCCCCTACCTCCCAGAGCGGAACACATCGGCAGTTGATGGTCTGATCTGGCGTCCCTCTTGGATCGCCGGGGAACATAAGGCCGTTACTGAACGTGGCATCCATCGGCACCGTCTCGTTGTCCATTTCTTTGTGACTGTCCCGTACGCGCAGGTCGTTGGCTGCTACCCACGTCTTATCTGTGACCACTCCCGATTCCCTAGCTGCAAGGAATGACGCCTCCGATGTCCCACCTAAAGTTTCGGTACGCGCGATCGTTTCGGCACGATAAGTCTTTAGATCGGTGAACCGATCCTTGATCCGGGCTGCGAGCTTCGGGATACCCTCGCCTTCCTCGACTCCTGGCTTGAGGATTTCCTCAGAGATAGTCCGGTATGTGGTTTCCGTAACCTGCTTTGCCAATACGTCTAGGCGTCCACGCATGGTGGCGATGACCCGCTCCATGAGTAATGGTGATGCCTCGCTGCCAAGGGCGTTGGCTGTTGATAGTGCGGCATCGGTATACATAAGTTCCATTGCCGCCTCTAGCGCCTCGATCGTGGCTTTGATCTGCGCTATGCGGTCGAACACGTCCTCGGGGTCTATAGGCGGCGGTTCTGCCCGCTTCTCTAACGCCTTCTCCCGCTTGCGTTGGTTGATATCCAACGCCTTCAACACCTGGCGTTCCTGATCTGCTGCCAATCGTTCTACCGACCGCTTTAGCTGGCGCTCATGGGTGTCATAGGCACGTAGTACCCGCTCCACGCTTATCGCTCGGCGGCGCTCTGTTGGCTCCCGTAGCGCCTCGGCCACGTCCTGGATCGTCGCTGCGTGCTCGGGTACTTCTATCGCCATACGCCTGTCGGCAATCGGTATTACGTTCTCCGCTTCGACTGGCGTGGGCGCTGCGCTGATGACCCGCTGGTACTCCGAGTACGTCATCCCATCTCTGGCATCGCCGAATGGGTCCTCGCCTATCCGCTTACGAAAGCGGTCGAAGGTAAGGCCATCGGCCATCCATGCTTTGATCGCGCGCTCATGTATTGCGTCGGTGTTCTCCTGTAGCGCTGGGATTGCTCGCGTGTCGAACACCGCTCGAATACCCGGCTCCGGGAATAGCTGACGGTCGATCTCGGCGCTTACGAGGGTTAGATCACCTGAATCCCAGGATGCCCAAGCACGGCGCCATGCTGCGTCTTGATTGTCGAATGTGGACTGACCAAAGATGAGATCAACGGGAAAACCCATTGCTACGCATATGTCGACGCCATTCATGCGGTGGGATTCCAGGTAGCTCATCTCTGCTGGCGTCAATCCCACACGGCTGAAGTTCGGGCGGTCATCCCCTCCGTAAAGGAACACCACACGGCCCGCATTGGCTGTGCCCGTGGCCTGCGCCTGGAACTGCTGCTTGATTATGTTCGCTTTGTCCTCGGTCAGATTGCCGAGGTTCATTACGCCACTAGGCCGTGCCTGATTGGCAAACTCACTTAGCTGCCAGCGCCTTGCTTCCTTGTCCAGTCCTGCTGCCATCATCGCTGCGGTGCCCGGTGCCATTGGTGACCAGGGCAATGCAAAGTGTGGGTATCTGAGCCACAGAACTTCGCTTGGAAGCAGCGTTAGTTTGCCGTGGTCAACGGTGTCTACTTCGTAGCCGGTCAACCTACGGCTGATCATTTCCCGTACCGTCATCGGTCGGCGGTTGCCGTCCTTGTCCAGTGCGTCCTTGGCGAATAGCGGGGTTACCCGGTCCATGATGACGATGAAATCGGTTGGCTCGCCCTGTGCTGTTTCGCCTCGGTCCATGAACAGGAACGACTCGCCGCGCATGGCTAGTTGCTGCCACATGATGCGTTTACGGGCCACTGCGTTCTCGGCATCGGCTGATGACTTGTTGAACACGTTGGCCGTCGGGTGATCAGGGTCGTACTCCCCATCACGCACCACCACTAGGTCAACGCTTGCCAACTGCGATGACTTTTCTTCAACGCATCGGTAGATGACCTCACTGGCCTGGAAGGCGTTTAGCTCGGCAGTGGGGTCTAGGGCCATTCGGGATTGGCCCGGTGACGTGTTGATGTAATCGAGGCCAACTGATCCGGCCTGGATACCTAGGACCGAACGTGTCTCTACGACCTCGGCCTTACGGCGGAATAGATCGGGCAATGCAAGAGGTAGGGCCATGGGTTACTTTCCGTGCCAAACGATATGGAGTAGGACGATCACGAACGCGGCGATTGCCACGATCAATGCAAGTGTTGCGATCAGATCTGCGTCACCAACCAAAGAAGAACCCCGTTTCCTTTTCCGGCTCTGCCAATTCATTGAACAGGTGAGCGACGGCATCCAAACGATCGGGCGATGGTCCCTTGTGATCTGCTGTAAACGATGTCAGTTGCGCCTCTAGCTCGGGGAAGTACCCGACTAGGTGGAACTCCTGGCGCTCGATAGCGTTCTGTAGCGGCAATGCCCGGTCAAACTTCGACTTGCTCGCTGTGACCTCTTTCAACACCACGTCCTTGACGCCGACTTCGTCTAGCGCCCGCTGTAGGACGTTCCTGATTGCGTCGGCTCCCTGGTTCTTCTCGTACAGGATCATCCCCGCACCGTTCTCTACCGCTACGGCTACGGCTCGACGGGCCCATGCACTGACCGATACCCGGCAGGACGCATCTTCGATTAGGTAAGTGTGCCCGTCTACGGCCCTGAGTCCGACCGCAATTCCCGTTTCGTCACTCTCGCTCGTATCGGTCACTGCCGGATCGACAGATACCACTGTTCGCACGCGCTCAGCGGCCACGGTGCGACGGCCTAAATCCAACAAGGCGAACGTGGCAATGGCTCCGGGCGTATCAAGCAGTAGCTCACCCTCAAGCTCCTGGCGGGCTAGGCGTTCGGTCATCTGCAACCGCAACTCCGCAACTGCGCCTTTGCCCAGGTTCGCGGCGTTCTCGATCGTTCGCCCCCGTACCAACGCCACGCTTGAGTCCGTTTCCGCCCGCTTCATTAGTGCGGTCGTCAAGGCATTCGGCTTAGGGGTCGTCGTAATTACAAATCGCTTTGTGTCGGCCATAGTGACCGCTGGTAACAGCGTCTCGTACCAGGTGGCCGGATACCGCCACGAACTCAACTCATCGCACCACGCGGCATTAAAGCCCCAACCTCGGGCACGGTCTGGCTCATCGGCTGACAGCATCTTGATCTTGCTGCCGTTCCTCATTCGGATCTCACCAATAGACCTGTTGTAGTTCTCGATCTCACCAGGGGCGCACACGCTTATTAGACCTGACCTGCGGTCGGAGGGCTCGCTAATGCCGCCCTCGACGCACACGTCCCGCACGTCGCCATAGGTTGGTGCGCAGATTGCGTAGACGCCCTGTTCCGATAGCGCCCGTTTTCTCATCCATTCCGCCGCGCTTCTAGTTTTGCCCCACCGCCTGCCCGTAACTAGGAGCCAGATCAACCACTCGCCTTCCGGCTCTAGCTGCTCGGGCCGTGCCTGGCGGCTCCAATCGTATTTGGCAGCCTGGGCTTGTGCCTTGACCGCCGCCGACATGGCCGCGTTCTCTGGTTGATTAAGCAACGCGGCTAAGTAGTCGTTGAACCCAGGGCGGTCGGTCACACTCACTTAGCGTCGGCCTGTTCCTGGCTTCGGAGCCATTGCTGGTGCGCTCCCTCAATGAATGCCGCCACGGTGTCGGGCGTTATCTGCTCCACCGTCACGTCGATCTTGGCCGGTGCCTCTAGTCCACCTAGATACTTTGCGCGGCGCTCCATTAGTTTCAGCACCCGGTCGATAGCCTGTAGTTCGCCCCTTCGGGCCTTGGGCCATAGCGTCAGCATCAGTTCATCCAGGCGCGCTATCTCTGCCGCACGAACTTCCTCGACGTTCTGCGTTGTCTCCCTGCGGATCGCGCGCATCACGGTTTCGTACGCCGTTCCGCGGTTCGTGTAGCCCACCTGTTCGGCGATGTCGTCGAACTTCATGCCAGCCATGTGGAGGGCTACGGCACGCCGTTCCTTGTCCCTAGCTGCAGCGATCGTCGCCTTACCCATCGTTGGCTTCCTTGGGTTGGGTAAAGTCCACTGGTTCGCCTGTGCTTTGAATGATGGGATTAATGCCTGTGTGTTCTTGGAATCTGCGGCAGATAACGTCGCAATACGCGGGGCTTATCTCGATCCCGTAGGCGTTACGGTTTTCGTTATGTGCTGCTATCAGGGTGGACCCACTACCCATGAACGGGTCGTAGATGTTGTCGCCTGTGTCGCTGTATGCCTTGATGAAGAACGACGGAAGCCCCACCGGGAATGCTGCACTATGCCCTGTTGCACTATGGCTGCTGGCGAATGTCGCTAGTCGGTTACCGGGATAGGCCATACCGCTCTCAACTCGGCCATTGAACCACTCGCCACCCTCTTCGCCCTGCTGTGTGAAGTTACTATTCTCGCTTACCCAGCTTGACGGGCCCGACCCTGGCCCTAATGCGACTGGGACATTTTTCGATTCATGCCGCACGGCATCAGGCCGGAACTTCCACTCACCTAACGAGAATTGGTATACCGGCTCAAACTGGTTCTTGAACCTTCGGATTGCTCGCTGCGGCATTCCTGATCGTTCCCAACACAACTCCGTTGCGAAGTGCCAGCCCCATTGCTGTGCATGGGCCAGCACCAACTCCAGCACATAGGTTTCAGCATCCAGCCCATCACTAGCCGGTTTGATGTTCACGAACCATGATCCATCATCTGCTAGGTGGGTCCGCACGTTGGCCTGCACGTCATCAAACCACTCGACATAATCACCGGGTGGAATCGGCTTGAACCCACTGGACTCGTCGTATTTCCGCTGACTGGCATAAGGCGGGCTGGTGAAGGCCACGTTGACCTTCTGGCCTGCCATGAGCTTTTCGACATCGCCATAGTCGCGGCTATCGCCACACAGGATTCGGTGTGTTCCCAACTCCCACACGTCGCCCAACTTCGTGATCGGCGTCTTAGGCGGTGCCGGTACTGCGTCAGGGTCCGTTATAGGCGTAGGCGGTAGCTCTGCGATCTTGTTGGCGATCTCTTGTATTTCGTCCAGCGTGTAGCCCACGCCTTCTAGGTCATCCAAACGGTCTAGTGACGCCAGCAGCTCGGTGTTGTCCCACCCCCCTAGCTCGGTGGTGCGGTTCGATGCGATCAGATATGCGAGTGCTTCCTCGTCGTTCTTGCTCGACCATCCACGTAGTACCGGCGCTGACCAATCCTCGTCTATGCCCTCCGGTGGCGGTGCTCCGCTCTCCCTGCGGTCCATTAATGCTTTCAGCCGGCCGTGGCCGCCGACCATCCGGCCTGTGCGTTCGTCAAGTTCTATTGGACTTGTGTAGCCCCATCGCTCAATTGACGCGCCGATTACTTCCTCCGCGTGTTGCTTTGCATTTTGTTCCGCGGGAATGAGCGCGTCGATTGATATGTACTCAACGCTGCGCCTACCTGCGTTTGGACGGTCTTTTGCCACTGTGTGAATCTTCGACTACGGCGCGAGAGTCGGCAACCGCTTGTCATCCGGCCTTGTTGATTCCCTTGCGTCTTATCCGCCTGCGGTCACTTTCCGATGTGCCTGCCCACACACCTAGCGACGTTTGATTCTTAAGTGCGTACTCAAGGCACTCAACCTTTACGGGGCAGTTGAAACAGACCTGCTTGTGCTCTGGCGTTACCTGGTTGTTGTCGGGGAAGAAGAATGAGGTAGCTAGTCCCGCGCAACTTGCTCGCTTGACCCACGAACGGTCGCCGCTGAACATGGTCAGATAATTGAACTGGGCTGTGCCGCCACCTCCTGGTCGGCCCATTACGCACCGCCCTGATATGGAGTGGTCACCTGTAGGCATTCGCCGTCTTCGCTCAAGAGGCGGTCAATGGTCTGGAAGCTCATCCAGAACTTGCCTTTGATTCCCCAGGTCCGGCCCCATGATTGCCAGCACCAGATCCGCTCGTTCTCTACGTCGATGCCAAACGCTTGATAGGCGTGGCCGCCGACTAGACGAGCGCCTGGACCGATGGTTAGTTCCCCTGCCTCGGTCGTGGTCATCATGGTGCTGTACCAATTCGTTCCTAGCCCTATCGTGCCAGCTACCAATGCCCCTAGCGCCTGGTCTGTCCCGAATGCATGGGCGTAGCTTTCGATATAGCCGTAGTGCTTTGCGGCCTTCGCTGCTCCTAGCGTCGAGCTGCCGGTGTCGTCAGGCGGGTACGTGCCCTCGAACGGGTCGACGGTTGTTGCGTATGCGTAGAGCCGTTTGGCTTGACGTTCATATAAGCGCCAGGGCTTTACGCGTAGTCCCTCGGTCATCAACATGCCCGCCATCATCTGCCCGGTACAGGAGCCTTCCTGTTGGTCATACGGGCGTGCTGCGCGTCGATGTGTAGCCGATACCAGTTGCGGTGCTGTGCGGGCTACGAAACTACGGCTACGGGGATCGTGGTGTAGTCGCCGTCCTAGCTTCTGTTGTAGATCGGTCATTCTTCGGTTTCCTCTTTTTCGGCCTCTGGAAATAGCGCTGCGCTCATTTGCTCGGCGTGTGCTTTGCTCTCGAAGCCTTCGCCCGACACGGCAATGATCCGGTTGTTGCCGGCTGTTACTCGCCAGCGGTACTCCCCGTCCTTGCCCTTGAACACCTGCCTAGTGAGACTCACTTTGTTGCTCCTACCATGTAGGGAGCGGCATGGCCATCAAGCACCATCTGCTCGTTAACTCTGACGCTGGCTGCATTGGTGATGAATGCCAGGTACCTGCCGTAACGCTCCTTGCGGTCCTTGAGTGTGGTCATAGTGACCTTGGCGCCGATTCCACCCACAAGATCAATCAATGCTGTCTTGGCATCGGCGCCGGCTTTGTTGACCTCACCGTTCACACGCATCTCGGGGGCGTTGATTTCAGCTAGGCGGAATGTCATTTTGCGACGGGTATCGAATCCCATATCGACATCGGCGTGGATCGTGTCGCCGTCCACCACG